TTGGACCATAAGATACCATATCCACCGGGCGTATGATAAAATTTGCTGATTCTTTTGATCTAGCATTTTTCACATTAACTTCAAATGTGTTGTAGTTTATTTGATTCACTAATTCTGCTCGCCAACCGCCATATTCTTCTTCGGCTTCGTCTTGTGCCAAGCCTTCCGCCACACCTTGCTCTTTCTTTTTAGCATCTGCGGCCGCTTGCCTTTCTTGTTTTCTACGCAATAGGGATGCATGATATGCCGCAGAACCTTTGGCGGCACGACTCATAGTGCGTTCACCCTCAGACACTTCGTCACCACTTTGATCAATACCCGAGTTTGGTGGTAGATAAACTTGCTTACATGGTTGACATACTTTGACTCTACGTCCCATGTATGTTCCGCTTTGCAAATCGCCATCACACTTGGGGCATGAATCTACTCTGTCTAAATCACCACGATGTTTTTTACCTAATGGAACTACTTCACCTTCCGCCATGTCCATCTCTTTGTTCTTATGTTTTACATCGCCTTGCTTCTCGGCCTTCTTCTTGTCCTTGTGTTGACCAGCACCGCCCATCTTGGCATTTTTGGCTACAAAGTTACGTGGTTTAGTTGCATCAACTTTGTCCTTATTGCCTTCTTGAGCAATGAGATTTTGACTACGTTTACGAACGCCGCTCATGGGCTTGCTCACAGTGGCAATGGATCCTGCACTAGTTCCGCCACTGCTAGCATCTTCTAATACATAGACTGTTTGATTATTACTTGAAGATATTTTTTTAAATTCCGTGTTCATTTTGTTTTCATCCAATTTGCTACAGGACTTGTAATATTAGTGTCCTTGGGTTCTTTACTCTTGCTGCGCTTTACCAATTCCTTGCCATCAGTTGGAATAGTGGCCATAGCTGCTAATACCATTAAATGTTCAGCGTCTGTGTAGGGTACTGCAACATTGTATTTTTCAATCCAACTAGAACTGTCCATATCTACTGGTTTGGCACTCTTGCCATCTGCCATGGCTGTGGCCATCCATATTCTATTTAAGTGGTAGGTGCGGTCGTAACCACCAACGTCACGCATTCTAGTCACACCTTGAAACGCTGCGGAATGGTGTGGATGTAGATCTCCACCAGGTGCAGCTTCGGCTATAAATTCTCTTGCTCTCATGTTTAATCCTGTTTGCTGCTGGCTCTAAGGAACCAACCATGCTTACGATGTGCATCCATACGCTCAGCTAAAAAGTTGCTGAACCCGTGTTCTCCAGCTGCCTCGGCTGCATCATAAGTTTTCTTCAGTATGATCAGCATTTTGTCATTGTCCATCAACAGTTCTTGAACCATTTGATCCTTACCAGGTACATAATTTTCATCCTCTACCTTACTTAACATACTAAGTGTTTGATGTGTGTAGGGAGTATAAATTGCAAGACTGCGTAATTTTTCCGCAAAATCATCCACATGATCCAGCACTTCTTGATAAATGGTTTCAAACAGTGTGTGGTATTCGTAAAAATCACGACCCTCCACATTCCAGTGAAAGGCATGAGTTTTCATATAGAATGAAAACTCGCTAGCAAAAGCGATACGGGCAAGTTGATGTAGTTTTTCCATATCAATATTTATAAAAATTTATTCGCAATGCCATTTGCGTAGGGCTTTGTTAATGCGACTGTTGGGATCTCTCTTGGTTTTGGCTCCAGCTCGGTGTTTTTTCATGCCCTTCATACGAGCACAAAAACTTTTGCGTCGTTTGGCAGCTTTTGATCCTTTTTTCAATTTGCTGGGTTTGGTAGTAACAGCAGTTTGTAGTTTACTGCCAGGATGACTGCGTCTGTAACTGGCCACGCCTTTTTTGTTAAGACCACCATTTTTGTTTTTGCCAGATGATTTTTGCCATGCTTCTGCTTCACTCAATAGATCTTCGTCATCTACAGTTGTTAAATCTTCCCAAATCACATCACTATCTACGCTGTGTTGTTCAGCCCAATAGTTGACCATGGATTCAATCATGTCAAACTGATGTTGTAAAACTACATCTTCAATAATAAATTCTACTGCTCTCATTGTCCTCTCCAAATTGCGTATAGCCCAGAGTTAAATCTGCCGTTACCATATATTTTACTCAAAGAAGTTTTAACATGGGCTTCTAATTCTTTTCCAGTTGTTGTGGGCTGTACATCAAATGCAAAAAATGCTTCTCCGTTTTTGGCCCGGCCAATATGCTCGCCGCCTAGTTGCCCCATGACTGTATCAATATTACGAGAATTTAGATCATAGGTTTCTAAACCAACATACCCTTTCATTTCAACACCAGGTATACTGGCAAGGCTGACCCAATTTTTACGACCACCAGGTGTTTGCATGCTGCCAGCAACTAGCGGCAATTTCATGATAGTTAGCACAATGCCATACAATGCCTTGGCAATTCCTCGACCGCGATAATCTTCATCCACAGTAATAGTATCAACTCTTACTGCGTTAGGTAACGGAAATTGACTGGTCCTTGTATCTGCGGGAGTAATTAAAAGTTTACCAATTAATTGCCCAGGAGTTTTTAATGCTCGTTTATTAGCACTATTCCAATATTGAACTCGTTCCTTATAAGCCCTGTTAGACTCGTCGGGTTCTTTAACTGGCGGGGTTATTACATTGATGTAGTCTTGTCCTTTGGGATCCCATATTTGTATATCAGTGCCATACTGCCCGGGCCCAATGGTGTATAAGAATCCGCTGCCTCCTGGTAACTCTTTTGTAACATCAGATTTAAACTGTGTAGGCACATACAACGACTGTTTCCCACCGGTATATTCAGTAGATGGAAGTTTTTCAATAGCTTCCTGAGTTTCAACTAATAGTTCATTTATTTTCATAATCGAGTAGGCGTGCCTCTCCATAGCTCAAACCATGCTGGCGTTCCAGGCCGAATGCCGTTTTGTTTCATATAGGCACTTTTCTCACTGCCGGTCATGCCCCAACTGTCTTTATTATTTAATTTTTGTTGTTCTACAGTTTTTTGTCGATATTCTGCTAACCGTGCTTCAGCACCCAACCCACCCATATAGCTGGCAATTTTTAATTCATTTATAGGATCTTCTGGAGCAATATAGCAGTCATCTGGGCTGTCCTGACTGATATTTTCCTGTGTTATGCGATACTGTTTCATTTGAGTTGACTCTCAATTAACCGAGCAATAGCACGAGCCATCGCGTCATCTATATCTTCACCAATGTTCATACCACGCCAATTGGGCTGTGATGTGTAGTTTGATTCGCCACTATAGCCTGGCTTGTTTGCAGCATAACTACCGCCGTCTTTTGTTTCTTTGGTAGGTTCATCTTTCTTTGGAGCATTGACCGGAACAGTCTTATACACACGTTTGACAGGATCCCATACAGTTTTACGCTCGCCCTGTCGAGCCATCTGACCTAAACGTTTTACTTTGTCTTGATAGTCAGCACCATAGTCTGCCTCGCCTTCCGCCACACCTTGCGGTTGATCTTGCAATCCCATACCTTCTCGTGTTGCTTGATATAATGTTTTGTTGTTGACTTTAATCTCAGAACCAACCCCAGTTGCCTGTTGGAATCCTTGTTCGTTACTTTGCTCTGCATACTTACGTGCTAAACTGCCACTAATACCTTGTACACCGGCAGCATCTGCATCTCGTTCACCGCTACTTACAAACTGTAAATGTACGTACTCACGGCCATTAGGTCCACGAGCATTATCTGTTGTACGAACAGGACCACTGTTCCATCCGTTTAGTAATTTTTCAATACTGCCAGCGGCCTTGCCTAATCGATCGCTGCCACCAATAAAAGTCATGTTTCGAAAACCTTTATCGTATAACCAATTGGCAGCATATATGGGACCTTGTACACTGTCAGTTACAATGTGTTTGGCAAATGAAGGATAAATTTGGCTAATGAACGCAACTTTTGTTGTAGGATCTAATGGATCATCTCGAGTGCCAGAACTGTTACTTACAAAAATGTAACTGTTAGCACCTCCTATCTCAATAGTTTTTTGCATCACTAGTTTGTGTCCTAGTGTTGGAGGATTCATACGACCAAAACAAAATGCTGCCATTGGCCCATTCTTTTTGGCTTCTATTTCTGTAGGATCAACTCTATGTTTGGCAAAGTTGGCACGACTAAATCCTAATCGATCAATTAGTTTAAGTTTATCCTTGCCTCCACCAAATACATAACCCTCGTGAGCATCAACACCGTCAGTAATGGCAATGACCTCACTGCCTTGTTGTTGTGTATCAATTTGTTCTTTAATATGTAGTTTAAGTTCTGTAACTGCGGCCCACATGGTCCATATACCCAATAACCCTGGACCGCCGCCATCTGCTTGATATAACCAACCATCTTGTTGTTTGCCTATCATCTTGTCAGCAGCGGATGCACTCAATCGGCCTTTTACAAATTCTAAAAATCGTGGAACAATATCATTACTGATATCATTTTCTTCCAGCATGCTGGTAATAAAAGGACCCATGGCAGTGATAACGCTTTTCCCCTTCATTGCTGTTAAGTCTGACATAAATTTATCTACAGCAGCACCGTGTTCTGCAATCGTGCGTTGTGTTTCTTTGACCAATTTAGGATCAACACTGACTTTGGGCTTATCTTGCATTTCGCCCACTAAAAAAGTAACACCTTGATTTTGTTTTAAACCTTTTAATCCAGTTAAGGGAGTATCTCCTTGGCCTAATCCAGGAATAAATGTGTGCACAGCAATACCGCCAATACTACGTGCAATGTTATGCCCTAACTCGCCTTCAATAGACACTCGGTATTCTACTGTGTTGGGTTTGAATATAAAAAATCCATCCTTAGTGGCAGGAGTACCTGACCACATCAAGTCTCCCATATAGAAGAAATCTTTTCCATCAGGAACAATTTGATCTAATATAGGGCGTAATTTTTCTTCATGTTCCCATAGACTGCTACGATTGGCTCCTCGCTCTTCGTCGTACGCACGAATAGTCATAAAGTCCAGTTTACCTTTGGCAACTTTATCGTACATGTGTTTGTCTGTGAATACAAGTTCGCCTGATTTGTCTCTACCAAATACCACTGCTGGGAATCCGTCCCATTTAATTGTAACTGTATCTGTATTTTTTTGTAAGCTGGCCAGTTGTTGAACTACCTGCTCAGCACCTTTAGTCCCGTTAGCGATGATTAAATCTTCAGGATGGTCAATTCCTTCACGAATCATTCTATGGGGATTTTTAAATAATTCTCTTAAGATCATGATGTGAAATAACCTTTAACTGTATCTAACCCTTGCTGAATTTTCTTTCTATCTTCTTCTGCACGGGCAATGGCTTGGGGTGTCTGTGCCTTATCGCGTTTTTTACCTGCAATGTCTATCTGTGCTTTTTCATCATACCTAGTCAAAAATCCATGTAAAAACTCATTAGCAGTTGACCAAGGTGTTAGGGCGCCCTGACCTAACATGCCATTTAATTCGCAACTACGAGCAAATCCTTTTATACCTTGCACTAATTTACTTATCTTAACATCGTTAATGTCATTTCCGGGATATTGTTTTAATAACGGATCAACTCTGGGGTTAGCAACTCCATTTTTTTTGGCTAGATACATAAATGTATCATAAATGAACGTTTTTGGATCTGTACTAACTGTCAGTGTTTGCGTACCTTTTTGTTTGCTAAAAGGAACATGTGCGCCGTCAACTACTTTCAATTGCACACCAGCATGTTGAATACTCATATCAAGCAATTCGCCTAGCACACTAAACATATTACCATGCAATAGACCTTTGACTCCACGTTCTGGAGTTACGCGGCTAGCACCCCAATTTTTTATTTTTTCTTCATGCCACATAAAATCAATTTGTACATAATCATTAGCGCCTATTTTGAAAATAGGATGTCCGGGTTTACTTTCGGTAGTATCTACATAAGGAGCTCCGCCTGATTTAACAAATTCATCTGCAAGTTTATTCCAATGTGCGGTGAATTGACCGTAGCTTGCACCCT